ATATAAAAACCGCCTAAACAAAGCGTTTAAGCGGTTTTTTGTTTGTGAAATTTTAGTTTAAAATTGCCTTTTTTTATTAAGTGGGGCAGAGGTGGGGCAGAAAGCTTAAAAAGGGTTCTCAAAATCGCTAGCTGCATCTTTGTGCGTATCTTTCAAAACATGTGCATAAATGTTTGAAGTGGTCACACTAGATTTATGTCTAAGCCGCTCTTGGATAATTTTTATATCTCTACCTTTGTTCAATAAAAGTGTAGCAGATGTGTGACGCAAATCATGAAAACGAATCACCGGCAAGTTGTGTCTTTCTAAAAATCGTTTCCAACGCTGATAAATCGAATCAGGCCTAATCGGTTTGCCTTCCATGTTGGCGAATAAAAATTTGTGATTGGTCCATTTCCCTTCAGTTTTTAGGTCTAAAACTTCATTGCTTATATATGTTTCTATTAAATTAGTTAACCAAGCGGGTATAGAAACTATCCCAGCTACATCATTCTTAGTTGATTCTTTAAGAAGTAAACCTTCTCCTGCTTTTGCAACTAGCGTTTGTTCGAATGTTAGCTCATCTTCTATTAAGTTCACGTGTTTTACTTCTAATGCTGCTAATTCAGCTTCTCTACAACCTGAAATCAGCGCTATATAAATCATTACTTGCAATCTAAGTGGCTCTTTCACTAGAGCTGCATTTAACAATTCAATTTCAGCAGGAGTATAAATAGTAGGCGGTCTTTTAGTTGTTTTTGGAAGCCTTACACCCTCTGCGGGGTTAATTGGGATTACTTTCCACTCAACCGCAGTTTCAAATACTGAATTTATCGCAAAATAAATATTTCTGATAGATCGTGGCGAAAGTGGCTTATTTTTCTTTTCGTCTGAATCTGTAGGTTTAACATCTAATCTTGCGCCGGGCTTTTGTAATTTTGCGACTAAGTTAACTATATGAAGTGTAGTTATTTTATCCATTTGAACGCCGCCAAAGGCTGGGTAAGCTCTTGCTACTATAGATTTGTAGTATTCTGTCCAGGTTTTAACTTCTAGGTTATTTTGTGCATGTTTTGGCATATACTCATTCTCAACAAATGCTTTAAATGTCATTCTTGCAGGAGCTGTATATCCATTTTGCTCTAATTCTGTGATGAAATTTCTTAACTCTCTTTCTCGCTCCCTCTCATTTTTTGTTCGCGTCGTTCTGTCAGCTCGAATCGGCGTACCTTTGTAGTCATAGCCTACAGTAACCCGCATACGCCATGAATTTTTGCTACGTTGTTCAATAGAACCCTCATAACGCCTACCTTTTACTTTTTTTACCATAATAAGCCCTACTTTCGCACATACGTTCTTTTTTTGGTAAAAAGAAAAGCCTAATGGCTCTCTTTATTTTACATATTTGACAAATCTTTCGAGTTTAACTATTGTTGCTAGGTGTATATTTTTTTCTGATTTCTACAGCTTTATTAAGATAATCATCTACTTCGGATTGCAATTCTTTAATTTCAAGATTGAAATTATCATCTTCAAAAGTATTGGCTCCTCTGGTAGTGACTTGTGCATTTAATTTAATTGTCATAGCTTCTAATTTTGAAATTCCATTACTTAAATTGGATACATATTCTTTATTTATGTCACTTAAAGAGTTATCATTTTCAATTTCTTTTTTCAAGTCACCTAATTTTTTTTCTAAGTTACTGAGGTTATCAAGTACTTCTTGTCTATTATCATTACTGAAAGTATCAATGTTCGGTATTTTATCAATTGAACCATCCCATAATATAGTATATGTGTTTTTTAGTTTGTTTTCATAATTCATGCCTGTTTGATAAAACTTATCATTTTGTTCTTTCTTCTCTTGCGATTCTTTTTGATCGCCATTGCACCCAGCCAGAAAAACACTAAATGCCAATAAAAACCCCGTTAATAAAACTATACCTTTCTTCATTTTCATTCTCCCTTTTTATATGTACCAATCTGCGGCCGCAAACTGGTTACATAGTTATATTTTATTCAAAAGTCTTGCGAGATCTTCTAACTTCTCGTTTTGACTTAATCTACTATCAATAACTATGAAAATCTCTCTTTTTAAAGCGAATGAACAAGAAGTAAATTCGTGTTCTAGTATCACTATATCATGTTGTACGTTCAGTTCATCTAAAGTTTTCATGTATTTATACCCCGTTGTTTTTTATTGCAACGTTGCACTTATATTATACATAATTTTTATAAGAAATATCACGTTTTCACAGAAAGTTAATAATCAATAGTAATAACAAGTAAATAAATTACAAGTCAAGTAGTTCAAGAATAAATAAATTATTAAACTAGTTGTTTTTTTGTTGCTCGTAAAATTCAATGAATGACTTAACAGCTTTTACCGCTTCCGCGTCATTCATTACTCGAGCCGCAACAGCTTTAAAATCCTCATTTTCGTCAACAAATTTATTTACCTCTTCATCACCTTTTGAAGCCGCTTCAGTAATATTTATTTCCCCTTCATTTACATGTTCTTTTCTTTTTTCTTCTATATAAGCGAGTATCTCTTTTATATCTTCTTCTGATGCGTTTGAATCGATGTGAGCCGCGATTGTGTCAGCAATATTATTTTTACCTCTTCCATGCAAATAATCCAAGGAGACATCGAAATAGTCAGCTATTTTAATTTGTATTTCCGCGTCAGGCATTCTTCTGTTTTGTTCATATGAAGAATAGGTTGTTCTTGCTACACCAAGAATCTTGGCTATATCGCTTTGGGTTAGATTTTTGCTTTTACGTAATTTCATTAATATGTCTCCAAACATGCTATCACCTCTCATAAAATTATACTACACATTAAGCGTAGTTTGTTGGTATTAAATAAAATGTGTCAAAAAGAGTATTAATTTATTGACATGTGTCAAAAAGCGTAGTAATATAAAAGTACGCAATACGACACAATTAGAGAAAGGAGATATTTATGAGGATTTGGTTGAAAAAAATCAGAGAAGAAAATGGCCTAACTCAACAAGATGTAGCAGAATTAGCGGATGTGGAAAGAACAACTTACGCATCAATCGAACAAGGGAGAAGAAATCCTTCTGTTGTAAATGCTATGCGTATTGCATCAGTTTTAGATTTCGAATGGACTATTTTTTTTGATGATAAAGTACGCGAAAAGAGTCATTTTTGCTTAAATGAAAAACAGGAGGTTAGAAAATGAAAGTAGGAGACATTTTAGAAATTGCGGGACGAGTAGTTGGAAGAATTGAGGAAACAACTGAAGGCACACTGCTTGTTAGGAAGGGTTATGTAACTTATCAAGGTGGACAAAAAGTTATTGTGCTTACCAAACAAGCAGTGTACTTAGATAGCGAAACAATTAAAAATGCATATTGGATTAAAACAATAGATTCATCGATTATTTCGGAAACCGTTAATCTCATTGCCTGCGACAACTTGATTCGCGAATTCCTGGACATGTAAATTTACCAGTTCGTGACCATCTACATGTTCTACTACATTAACTAGGTAATGCGGTGCTTTTATATTGGTACTTGAAATGACGTCACCTTTTCTAGGTAAATAATAGAGTTCCATATTTTGAAGAACTTTCCCTTCTTCAATTAGCGAAACTTTAATCATAATATCACCTCCAATCAAACTAATTATAGCAGATTGGAGAGTAATCAAAATAGGAGGCTAGAAAATGAAAAAAATTGCATTTACAAACTCTTTCCTAACTAAGAGAAATAGAAAAGAGTCAGTACTCACCATTGAATTAAGTATAACTGGCGAAGATTTTAGCGATTTAAGTATTTTGCCGGAACTTTATTCAGAAATTAATTCATTAGCTAGTAGATTATCGGAAAAAACTAACGGCGATTTGGGCAAAAGAAAATAGGAGGCTAGAACATGAGTAACGAAGAGTTAACTTTGTCAATCAAAACTAGTCAAAGAGAAGATGGGTCTGCATATAATGCCATTCAACTTGGTGACTGGAAAGTAGGACGATTTGTAACAGGTGTTCATTTAGAAATACTAGGCGGTAAACGACCAAAGTTAATTATTGAATGCTATCCAGAAAGAATAGATGTGGATGGTTTAGAAGTAGAGGCTTTTTTAAAACAAATAGAGGAGGAAGAAAAATGAATAACATCAAACAAGCAATTATTAAATTAGAAACAATTTTAGAAAATGGTAATGAAAAAGAGAATAGATTATTCGTTAAGTACAACACTATAAAAAACATTTTAGATTTACTTGAAAAAGATCAAGAGCTAAAAATCATCAAAATGGAAGTAGAGCTGAATGGAGTAGAGGATTCCATAGAAAACGCCGCTTTGTTAGAAAAGAGATTAAGTGAAGCTAAATCTTTGGTGGAAGACTTGGCTAACACTATAAACTCGTTAGAAATTAAGGTGAAGTGAAGCTTTTCCAAAAAGAATAGGAGGTTAAAAAATGAAGGACTTTGAAATGATGGAAGCAATTAAACAAAAACGGCTTGAATGTAAATTAGTAATTTTGCAAAATTTTGAATCGAGTTTTAAAGAAGCCCTCAATAAGGGAGATTCCGCCATGGTGTCGGCTTTAGCGGAATCATTGAAAACAGTTATTAAATAGTGAACTCAATGTAAAGGACATCATTTGAGTTCATTAGAAAAACTTTCGATAAATCGTTTTCTAACTCGTTTGCACCCTTATAAATGATTTTGTAAGTTTTATCGGCTTCTAAATAAAAATCATTTAAATCAAAACTTTTGTTATCTGGAAAAGATGTAATGCTTATAACGCCCATTAGAGCAATGGGCTGGTCATCAGAGATACCTTTGAACATTATATCCATGCGATTTTTCACAAATTCCACCTCCCTTCACAAAAACTATAGCACTGTGAAAGGGCGAACAGAAAGGAGAACAAAATGTCAAATTTACAAGTAATTGCAAATGATATGTTGCCAGTTTTAGAAAATGAAAAAGGCGAGAAATTTGTAAATGCACGGGAACTACATCAAAGCTTGCAAGTCGGTAAAAAATTTGCTACTTGGATTACCGATAAGTTTAGTAATTACGGATTTTCAAAGGATGAAGACTATTTCCCAATTTTGGGAGAAAGTACATTTGGCAGACCTCGAACAGAATACTTACTAACTTTAGACACTGCTAAAGAATTAGCAATGGTGCAAAACAACGAAATGGGTCGAGCAATTAGAAAATACTTCATTGAAGTAGAAAAACAAGCGAGGAAATTAGCAACTGAATATCCAACTTTTTCATACATGATAGAAGATCCAGTCGCTAGAGCTAAAAAATGGATTGAGGAACAACAAGAGAAGCAAGAGGCTTTAAAGCAACTTGAGGAACAAAAGCCGAAAGTAGTTTTTGCGGAAGCTGTACAAACGAGCGAGAACACAATTTTAGTAAAAGATTTAGCTACTATTCTAAAACAAAAAGGATTAGATATAGGACAAAACAGACTTTTTGAATGGTTGAGAGGTAGCGGATATTTGCTAAATAAAGGGGCTTATTATAATAAACCATCGCAAAAGGCGATGAATTTAGGATTGTTTGAACAAAAAACACATATTCATACAGATAGAAACGGCTTAATGATAACTACCTATACACCTCGAGTTACTGGCAAAGGTCAAATATACCTATTAAACAAATTATTAGAAGAACACAATCAAGTCATAATTTAAGCGTCGCCTACCACAACGACGCTTATGCAGACAACTTAGTCACGGGGAGCGACTAACAATAGTATATAACGATAAGTTGTTAATTAGTGGTTAAAAAATAAACAAAAAGGATTGAGATATTATGTTTCAAAAATCAACATCAGCGCCAACCGCGATGCAAGTTTTAGCAGAAACTCGCACGCAAAAAGAGCTAGCGATAGATAGTTTTGTAACGCCAGCACTAATAAGTAACCAGATAAAAGGAAAGCGAACAGTTTCACTTGAACAAGCAGAACAGTTAATTGATAGCTACAATGAGCCACAAAGCACTTACCTGTTTGCGCATGAATTTAGCAACGGAATGATACCGCCTCTACTGGACGGGCTAGACAGTCACCATGCGGCTTTAACTTGTCGCTTTGAACTAGAAGTAACAGAAGCAGTAAATGCGTTAAAAAGCGGATTAGAAACGATGACATTCAATTTAAGAAAAGGCGACATGCTACAACGAGAAGCCGCAAAACAAGCAATTTCAGAAATAACAGATGTAATCGCAACAGCATTAACGCTTAACACAAGTATAGCGAAGGCATTCAACATTAATTTACAACAAATTTTAGAAAGTCGAGATAAATTCTATCAAAAAAATGGTTTGGTGAAGGAGTGAGAAACAATGGAAACAATGGAAAAGGATATTTTGACAGCTGAGGAAGCGGCGGAAATGTTAGGAATGAAAAAGAGGACTATTCAATCTTGGGCTAGAAATGCGGGATTACCCGGCAAAAAAATAAACGGCAAGACATGGATTTTTAGCAAAAGAGAACTTGAAGCATGGGTAGCACAAGGCGGAGAAAAATAAAGGAGGACTACAACAATGACAGAAAGAGTTTTCAGAAAGACAACAAACTTCGGTGATAGCGAAATTCATACAAATAGCAGAACAAAAATGATTGCTAATCCGGCATTTCAGCAGAAAATACCGCTTAACGAAACAGGTTGCGACAACATGGCGGACTATATCGAAGAGTTGAAGTTAAAAGGCTACGAGGAGGTCACAAGATAATGGATGTATTTATGGTAATGATTTTCGTGTCGTTTATGTCGCTAATTGCAGGTTACTGGTTGAGAGGAAGTGATAAACATGGTTGAGAATCCACTTGTGGTTGATGCTTGTTGGTCCAGTTTTGAAAGAATAAGCCAAATTTGGCATAACGAATATTTAGAGGAATTAGAGCGTACTAATGAAGAAGAGGCGGAAAATGAAGAATAAAAAAAGACCCACATAGCAGTGTGAGTCCGGGATTTAAGATATTACCTTAAAGAAATTATACCTTAAATCCGAAATTTAATCAATGGAGGGATAACATGGATAATTTTAAAACGATTCATTATGGCTTTAAAGTCGTGATACATGATTATGACGATGAATTAACACCGCTTTATAACTTACTAAAGAAGCAATCAACTAACTTAGAAGGATCTAAACTATTTGATGAATTAATTGATATACATGAAAAACTAGCTAAAAAAATTGAGCAGAGAGAAGGCGTGCAAGCATGAAATTATACGAATTGACTCAAGCATACAATCAAGTCTTAGAAATGGCGGAGGAATTAGACACAGAAACGCTACAAGACACTTTAGACAGCATTAGAGAGCCGATAGAAGAAAAGGCAGAGAATATTATAAAAATGGTAAAAAGCATTGATGCTGAGGCTGAGGGATTAGCTAAGGAAGTAGAGAGGTTAACGAAGCGTAAAAAAGCGTTAGAAGCAAAAGCTAAAAACATGAAAGAGTATTTAGAGAGTGAAATGTTAAAAGTGGATATCCGTAAAATCAAAAGCCCATTATTTACTATTAGCATTCAGAAGAACCCTCCTAGCTTGCGTTTAGAGGACGAAGAAAAACTATTCATGTTTTTAGTAGAGCAACCTAAAAAATTAGATAAGAAAGCTATTACAAGCGCTCTAAAGGAAGGAAGAGACGTCCCGGGCGCTGAATTAGTGCAAACCGAATCATTGAGAGTGAGGTAATTAGATTGAAAATGAGTGAATCTGTAATTGAACTCAGTGTTGCATTATCCAAATTTCAAGAAAAAGTAGAACAGCCAGCAAAAACAGCAAACAATCCATTTTTTAAAAGTAGTTATGTTCCTTTGGAAAACGTCATTAGTGCAGTAAAAAAACATGCACCAGATCTAGGATTATCTTATATACAAATTCCGTTGACTGAAGAAAATAAAGTGGGAGTTAAAACAATATTGATGCACTCAAGTGGTGAATTTGTCGAGTTTGACCCATTTATGTTACCGCTAGACAAAAATACAGCACAGGGTGCAGGGAGCGCTCTAACATACGCTCGTAGGTACACATTGTCCGCGGCTTTTGGGATAGCAAGTGATGAAGACGACGACGGTAATGGTGCTAGCGGTAACACAAAGGCAAATAAAAGTTCAAAAAATTATCAGCAAACAAAACAGACGCAACCAATACAGCAAAGCGACAATTTAGCATCGCCGGCACAAAGAAAGGCTATATTTGCGAAAGCAAGCGTTGTAGGGGGCCCATTTGGACATGATGCGAAATATGTACTAGAGAGTTATAAAATTACGGATACAAAATCAATGAGCAAAGGTGAAGCTTCTGCACTAATTAAAAAACTAGATGCAGAAATAGAGGCGCAAAAACAAGTTAATTAAAACAGGAGGAGCGAGTATGTCGGGGATTCAATGGATAAAGTTATCCGTCAATATGTTTGATGATGAAAAGATTAAGTTGCTCGAAAAAATGCCAGAGGGTAACCAAATGCTTATTGTATGGATTAGGCTTCTAGCTTTAGCTGGAAAAACTAACGACAAAGGACGCATTTATTTAAACGAAAATGTACCGTATACGGAAGACATGCTCGCGACCCTTTTCAACCGTGATGTTGGGATTATACGTGTAACGTTACATACGTTACAGAGCTTCGGAATGATTCAAAAAACAGAAAATGGATTGATTGAAATAGAAAATTGGGAAAAACATCAAAACGTTGATGGTATGGAAAGGGTTCGTGAGCAAACAAGGAAAAGAGTGGAAAAACATCGAGAAGCTATGCGGCAGAACAGAATAGCGAGTGGTGATAGTAAAGGGAGTAAAGAGTGTAACGTTACAAGTAGCGTTACTGTTACGCAAAGTAACGCAATAGATATAGATAAAGAATTAGATAAAGATATTAACAACAACAACAGCGATTTAAATTTCAAGGATTTTTGGGAACAAAACGGATTCGGAATGATGCTTCCAATCGAACTAGAAAAATTGCTTGCTTGGGTAGATGATTTTGCAGGTAATCGAGAAATTGTCATGAAGGCTTTAGAAGTTACATCAGAGCAAGGAGCTAACAAACGTAATTACGCTTACGTTAATAAAATTCTTAAAAACTGGGAAAGCAGAGGATTTAAAACAATAGCTGATGTTGATGCAGCGGAAAAACAACGACAGATAGAACTAGAGCAAAAATATAACAAGCCTGCTTTCAACAAATACAACAAACCAGTAAAACAGGAAATATTACCAGATTGGTTCGACAAAGAGCAGCAAGAAGCGCCTAAAAAGCCAGAGATGACGGAAGAAGAAAAGGAAGCGCTAGAAAAACGAGTCGCGGAGATAAAAGCCAAATTGGCTGCCGAAGAGGAGGCGAAGGCATGACAGAATACGCACTTTATAAAGCGGATGAACTACTAATAATCGGCACAGTAGACGAACTAGCGGTGTTTCAGAAAGTGAAGCGTGAGACGATTTTGTTTTATGCTACGCCAAGTTATCGAAAGAGGACGACTGATAAGGGGTTAAGAGTAATTAGAGTTGATTAGAAAGGATGTTTCTCTTGGGAAAATATTACTGGCACGTGTCAAGACTTGGCGGGAAACCGTCGGAAATTCGGCACTATAACCACATTACAAAAATGTATAAATTTATTTTGCGAAATCCTGCAATGTTCAAAGACAAAACTTTAACGATTTATGATCACGCGAAACCAGTTACAAACATGACGTTTAACGAAATTAGGTATAGAGCTAGTCTGAATTTATGCGAGACGGTAGAACGAAAGTATGTGCTAGGACTTACTGAACGGCTTACGAAGGAACAGAAGGGTGTGCGATCAAGATGAATACCATTGAAATAACTTTAACGAAAAAAGAAGCAGATTATGTCAAGACAATGCTTCTAAATAACACATACAAAATTCAAGCTATATGTAAAAAAAGAGAAGAAAGGAAAGAGTTTTTTCGTGAATATACAGTATTGAACGGAAACATCTCTCGTAAAATTACCAATGCTCTTAAAGTTAGCATGGCGAAGGAGGAACAAGCATGAGATTTAAAACAGGCGATAAAGTGGAGTTTATTTACAGAAACAAGAGAAGCGAAGGAGTGATAAATGGAGTTTATCCTGAAACACAAGAGGTGTCTGTTAAGCAAAGCGATTCTCCGATAGATTTGTTGTTTTCAGATAAAGCTGTAGCAAAGGTTGAAGAACCGGAGTTAGTAGTAGTTCCGCAGTGTGTAGATGACTGGTTTATATTTTGTACATCTGTAGGTTATGACTTAGCTAACGCGCTATATATAGTAAAAGGGCATATGCCAGTGGCTATTTACGAATGGTTGCAAAACAATAACGATAATCAGGAGCTTTTGGCTCGAGCATGGATGGACGGTTATGAAGTCGAGAAAGAACCAAAATGTGAATCAGAAAAGCTCTATATCATTGAAATTGATAAAAATTACATGTTTTCACGCATATGGATTCGAAGCTTTGAAACAATCGCAAAAGAACTTCAATACACTATAGCACATTCCAAAGAAGAAGCTCTTTCTGGCGATAAATTAAGTATGACGACTTTCGCTTGTTTTTTAGCAACACACAATTCACGCCATACTTATACTGTAGTCCCTTTTAACGATTCGGAGGGTGAAGCATGACAAATGATGAAGCACGCCAATATTTTATCGACAAAGGTCTTAGTTACGAAAAATTAAAAGATTATGATATTTATTTACTACAATATTTTGTCGCTAAAGAACTAGCTAAAATGGAAAAAATAAAAGATTATGAGTTTTGTAAATTAAATTCACCTGAAATTCACAGAGCTAAAACAGGCATTAAACAGGCATATATGACAGTTAGATCACATTATTACGATAGTCGTGAATCCATTTCATTTAATAAATGCGGATTTATAGGATTCGCGGGTTGGGCTTCTAGTAACAACGTTGCGCCACATATAAGTGGTTTTATAAAGTGGTGCGATTTTATTGCTGAAATTGAAATGGAGGGTGAAGCATGACAGTAGCAGAATTAATCGAAGCACTGAATAGACACGACAAACACTTGCCTGTTTTCATAGGAACTTCACTTTTATGTGAGGTTGAAAAGGATTCGTTATGTAATGAGGTCATTGACGTGCCCGTGTTATTTTTAAA